ATTCTTTCCGCAATTCTCCGTTTGATCCTACCACTTCCAGAAGGTATTCCGTACCTTACTTCTGCTCATAACAGAATACCCGCATTTTGGATTCTGCTTGTTTTAGTGCTTTTGTAAGCTGTTCCCGTTTAACCTCACACTCAACCTTGCTATTGAAGGTATCATATACGGAATTATTACTTGGCACCTGCAACCAGATAATTAATATCCATTTCATTCTGTATCCATTTCGGCAACATCAGCGAAACCATCTATATCACCATAATACTCAAGGTTTTTTAAACTGACCTCGCCATTCTCTACTATACTATTAGCAGCTTCTGGTGATTCTGCTTCTACAATGGTATCCACATAGTACCATTTCCTTACGCTATACTTTTTCATTAATCTAGGTCCCATGGTTTCATTACTACTACTAGAGCGATACAACCGATTATTAATACTATTACAGAATAAATCATTGCGAAAATTTCTACCTCTGTCATATTAAGCTGCTTTCATTATGGTTACGGGATACTTTACAAAGCCGGTGGTGTCCTTTTTTGCTTTACCTTTTGCATATAAACCAACGATTACACCTTTTGGATCTGTGAAGCGGAGGTCTGAATCATCGCCATATTGTAACCTTGCACGATTGCATTGTTAACGTCTTTTTCGTTACCATCAGCAGCAGAGAAGGTTAGGTGATAATTGGAAATATTGGTAACTTTACGACCTAGCACCTTGGTATAATCATAGAATTGCACATTAGGGAAGGCGGCGAAAATGTTGGTATATGTAACACCTTGCACTTCGACCGGATACTTTTCCCATGAGAGGTCGGAAGTACCATTCAAGCGGAATACAGGAATTAGATTCTTTTTAGCAGATTGCTTAATAGCAAGGTTGATATCTTTTACCAGCTCGGACATGAATTGAGTCCGGTTCTCGAAAAAGAATCTGGTTTTGCGAATACGTGCCTGCTGAATGGCATTGGTCGTGGCACCTTTTTTGATCATACCACCTCGACCAGCAGTATTCAGGCAAGCAGCGGTGCAACCTTCGGTGCGCTTTGGACAGGTTTCGAAACCTGAAAGGTTAGCAGGTGCAAGGTGTAGGATATAGGTGTTATAACCTAGTCCTGTACCTTTCAGCGTTTTGGGGTTACCAGTAGATAGAAATTTCATAATTATTCCTTGGACGATTGGGCTTCGAAAATTTTATCTTGAACAGCACTAGCGATTCTCTCGCTTTCCTCATCGATAAAACCACCTGAGAGACGGACTTCCTCTAGTGCATCATACACCACGGACAATTCAGCATCCGTCAATTTTAATACATTCTTGCTCATACTGCCTCCTAATAAAACAACCATTCTAAGCAATGCTCGCTAAAGTGGCAAGCATTATTTGGAATGGTGTCGCATTAAAGCAACACCTTGCTGATTAGGCAGAAACCACGGAAGCGACCGTGCCATCAGCATTAAACTTGGTCACTTTTGACCACTTGGACCCACCTGTAACCTGCCGCTTTGCCTTTTTAAGTGAAGGTGCGGTTAGTTTAGCAAGGCGCTCCTGTAGCTTCTGGATTCTGTCCAGTTTCCGCTGTTCACGGACTGCTTGCTTCGCTTGCTTGGTAGCAATACGCTCAGCAGCAGCATTCTGCTTAATAAACGTTTCCTGGTCACGTAATTCCTTGACCTTAGCACGGAGGGTAGCGACCTGCAAGCGTGCTGCTTTGAGGTCGTCACGTGCAATCATAAGCAATGCTTTGGTGGCGGATACTTTTTTTGTCATATGAAATCTCCTAGATAATGACGGTTTGATTAAAAATTCGCTTTCGCAACGGTTCTAATAATACTCTGATTGGTGGTGGTTGCAAGCGGATCCGTTGCACCTGGTGAAAAAAAGCTGGTACTTGACCGGATTGGTCAGGTACTGGTCGCATGGGGTAAGGGCGGATCCTGACCGGATTGGTCAAGAATTCGGGCTCTCGGAGATTCAACGGTGGCACGGCTCAGGGGAGATAGAGTGGATGCAGCTCGGACAGTAGCTCTAGATGGGGTACGGCTCGGACTATGGTAAAATCTCTCTGGAAATTAAGCCTGGTATGAGCAGTATTAGAAAAAAGCTCTGGTAGGTCAAACCACGAATTCAGTAACTTTTTTTCTAAGCCATTTCCAGTAATATTTCGAAATTTCCAAAACTCTCAATCCTAAAATTTTTTCCAGGAGGTTCCTCAGGATTTTTCGAATTTTTTGGAACAAAAGTCAAATGTTCTTCTCCTTTAGTTTGGCTTCGACAGCACGAAAATACTTGTAGGTATCCACCGTATTACATGACTTCAAAGCGGCATCTATTTCCTCATCCGTCAGCCCAACCCATTCACGCTGTTGGCAACAATGACCACACCTCGGGCAGAAAAACTCATGTTCATGTTTTGCAGTTTCATCGACACGTTCTTGCGATATGTCGATGGCAAGGACAGGTGCGGCGTAAACAGGGAATCCATTTGGGTCTTCCCAATAAGTCTGCTCATACCCCTCACCGAACCTGTCTGTTGCTTGTATTACATAAAAAATAGGCTCTTGCTTCTCTGCCTCTGCAATGGCTTGGCGTAGTGCGGTGATGGCCCCACCATTCAATTCGTACCCATCTGTAGAAATTCCAGTTTGCTCAAAGCGTTGTCGCTGTCTGCGTTCAACCAATGACCGATACAACTTGTCGTCACTTTTCGCCATGTCGCCATAGGTATCAATGTCATCAATGATGTCCCAGAGTTTTTCCAAAGCCTCCAATGCTTGCTTCATTGCTGAAATGCTCATTTATTTCACCTCAAATTGTTCGTAGTCAGCGTACTCAACAGTTTTATCTTTACTCAACTCATCTACACGAGCCTGTGCTTTTTCTCTTGAATCGTAGACACCGTCCCATACAGAACCGCCAACATGACCAGCAAAATCTTTTTCTTGATAAGTCACAAAGAAAACATTCATTCTTCAACTCCAAAATGTTCCAAAATTCTGTTGCTTACATTTACTTTGGCTGCGGCTGCATCATAACCAACACCAGCACACTCACGCACAATCAACTCGGCAAACTGTTCTTGATCAAAATGTCGGCCATCAAGTCTCAAATCCCAACATTGAGACGCTAACTCTTTAATTCGTTCGTTCATTTTTCTCTCCCAAACTCGGCTCGGATCAGATTGGCTGCCACCATCCAATAGTTGTGACGATCTCCGGTGGCTTGTTGTTGGGTATGTAATAGATGTAGGATATTGTCAATCAACATGTCATGATGATCTTCCATGTTTTTCATCTGCTGGATCCGCTCATCTTCCCTGGTGAGTTCCATCACACGCAGGAGATTGATCAGGGCTGATTCTGACCACTCGGTTGGACCATATACTTCCTCAAGTATTTCCATTCTTTTCATACTATTTCCTTTGGTCGAAAGAACGGTGTTGATCCCATCATGCGATCAAACACGAAACTATCCAGTGACAGTGAATCGATTGTGCCACGATGCCGTTCAATCCTCACGGTGCCATCAATCTCTGTGCCATAGAAAAAGTTGTCTGTGGCACCACCCCGAATCTGTTGTTCAAAAAGTTCTGTGATATTCATTCTACTACCTCTTCCCAATGTCTGCAATAGAAATGTTCACCCATCTTATCGATCTCTTTTTCTGGATAACCTTCTGAGATGAGCCATGCTTTCTGTTCTTCCCAATTCTCAAATGTCTTTGGAACAACTTTAGGAAATCCATATTTCCATCCACCCGGTGGATCAATCATATGTACCTTTTTTGTGTCCTTCATTTAACTTCCTCCTGTTTCGGTAAATCGTAGCAGATAATAGTAGACTTCGTATGGATCGGTTTCGAAATACTCCTTTGCGGTTTTACCATCAAAGGCCATATTCGGTGAACTCCACCATTTCTCTATATTTTCTGGACCTAAAAGATAGGTCAGCATAAAGTCGCACCTTTCTCTGAGTTTCTTAGGAGAGACCTCTGCGATTGTTTTAGGTTTATGGGTTTTCATCTGGTATTCTAATAAAGCGTCCAGCGGCCGGAAGGGCGCTGAAAAACGAGAGAGGTATTCTGTGGGTTCATAATATATAAGTTTCGATTTTCAAGGTACTAGTATATCACGATGGTGTTCGGTTGTCAAGTGTATGTGTTGTTTTTGTACAACATCAAGATTGATACCTTTTCACTTTAAAAATACGTCATTGATTTGGCGATTGACACGGATGAAAGTTGTACATTTTGGTAACTGTTTGAGACAGGAGGCACCAACATAGGTACAGGTCGAGCGTAGACCACCAAGCAAATCTTGTATTGTATGCTTCACGGCACCACGATATGGTATTTCTACGGTGCGACCTTCGGATGATCTATACTCTGCTACACCACCATGATGTTTTTCCATTGCAGTATCAGAACTCATGCCATAGAATGTGACTTTGTTATCTTTGATTTCACCACCGCCTTCATCATGGCCTGCCAACATACCACCAAGCATTACAAAGTCAGCACCAGCACCAAATGCTTTGGCTACATCACCAGGACAGGTACAACCGCCATCTGCGATTATATGAGCACCAAGACCATGTGCAGCATCAGCACATTCAATAATGGCCGATAACTGAGGATAACCTACGCCTGTTTGTATTCGAGTAGTACACACAGAACCTGGCCCAATGCCTACTTTGACAATATCGGCACCACGCAATACCAATTCTTGTGTCATATCGGCGGTCACTACATTACCAGCAATAATTGTTTTATTTGTAAACTCTTTGCGGACCTTTTCAACGAAATCACCAAAGTGTTCACTATAACCATTGGCAATATCAATACAAATAAAAGAAATATCTGGATTGTTTTGTAGGATAATACCAAGTTTGGCAAACTCCATGTCGCTGGTGCCTGTAGATACAGCAAAGGTATCATTGTACATGATATTCTCGGAACCTGCTCGATGCTCTGCTACAGTATAACCTTTCTTTAATACTGTAAACAAGCGTAACGCACTAAGAGCCTTTGCCATTTCAAATGTACCTACGCCATCCATATTTGAGGCCATAATTGGTACACCAGACCATGATAGACCTGAATGTTTGAAATCATAATGTCTTTCTAGATCAACCTCTTTGCGGCTACTTAATGTAGACCGTTTAGGACGAATCAATACATCACGGAAATCTAGTTTAATATCTTCTTCAATACGCATTTTCTAACATTGTCCTTTTGTCAATCTACCATCCACCGCCATCGGCGAATCTCATCAGATAATTATACACTTCTTGGGGATCTTTGTCAAATATTTCTCTTGGTGTTTTTTCATCAAATGCCATATTTCTGGAGTCCCACCATTTCTCTACCTGTTCTGGACCAACAAGTGCAGACAATAGAAAGTTACATCGACCTATTAATACCTTTTTGTTTTCTTCCAGATTGTATTGATACTGCCAATGAGATTGTACTTTTTTCTTTACCATTCTAACACCTTCACTTTCGGACCTTTACATGGATCTTCCTGTTTACAATTCTTATGTGCCAAATACAGAAATGGAGCACATCCAATTAAAGTAAGTAATAAGAGCATTGCAAGTAGTTTATTCATTTAAACACCAAGAAGTTTTTTCGAATATTCTTTTTCGGTAATTTCTCGAATGTCTATTTTGTTACCAAAAGATTCTTGAAATTTAATCTCTGATTTCATGTGAGCACCCCTAACCGGAATGTCAAATGAGAAATTAGATTTGAGTGTCACCGTCATCATAAAGTAGTGGTCGAATTTGTAGTTATTCGGTTTCTTCTCTTGTTCTTCTGAGGAGGTCATCAATAAAATCCAATAATCTAGTATTTGAAATGTGTAATGTGGCTTTGGTTACATCAATGTTATGTTTAACCAATAACTGTTTGAGGATCTCTGATTGTGTTTCCTCATTCATCTTTTGTTCTTCTTTTTTGAACTATCATCGTTGTTGTATTTTCAGGATCAAGAGGTTCTTCATAATCTTTTTGTGTGAGAGGAGGTTCTGTCTTTTCACTCTTTTGGTTTACATTTTCAATCACAGTTTCTTTTTGGTATTTCTCTAGTGAGGCCAAACAGAAAAATGAGACCAACAACCACCAAGCAGACCAATCAAATACTTGAATCATAAAAACTGTGCCTGCCAGTATAAACGCATTGTACAATAAAATTAAAAGTATGTTTGACATTTTATCCTCTTATCGACAACATCTTGGGTCATTGATATACAAAGGACCAGGATCGGTTATAGACAAACGGTTATCAATAGATTTATTGACAAGAAGATTGTAAACCCAATAATAAACCAAGTCATCTTATACTTTCATCATTTGTTCATATGTATAACTTCTTTTCATAAACCCGGAAGCGTTTCTGAGATAACACGCTTCTAGATCACCTTCTCTCCTGCGGTCAAAGATGATTTTAAATTTTACATCGTTTACTTCTTTAAAGATATCTACAATTTCTGAAACTGACTTTGCATCACCATAAGCCAGGTTATGTATCTTATTGGTCGGTCTATCTAACGATCTAATGATTGCAGAACATATATCATTGACATGGACATACTCACGCATACAGGTGCCATCGGTTGTATTGTAATCACGACCATAGATACGGAACTCACCTGTCTTTGTTGCATCAATTAACTTGGACATCAACCCGTCTGGATTGGTTGGAGGAAAACCGTCACTACCAATAACGTTATAAAAACGGAATATATTATAACTATCGGCCAATTCACCAACAATATCTTCGGCAACTCTCTTAGAAAATCCATAAGGTGAATTCGGTTCACTTGCTGCTCCAGTAGATGCAAAAATAAAGTTGCCACATACAATATTCTTCAAAATATTATAAGTGCCATTTACATTTGTATTATAATATTTTGATGGATTTTTTACGGATTCACCAACACGCACCAAGGCAGCCAGGTGTACAATGGCATCATATGATTCAACTAATCGTTTAATATGATTTTGATTTGTGACATCCACTTGAACATGATTTAGTGAATTAAAATCCAACAAATCTATTGTGTGAACATCATAAATTTTATTTTGATTCAACATCTGCACTAGATGTTTTCCAATATAACCTTCAGATCCGGTAACTAATACTTTCATTGTCTTTGTCTCAAGTTGTTTCTCAATTGTTCAATGATGCCTTGAATCTCTCGCCTTATCGGATTAGATTCGGGTATCCATACAATTATGTGTTTTAATAATTTCAGAAGTTCTTCAGGATTCATTTGAAGAAAATATATCTGACCATTTACTTAGTTTGATTTTTTTCTGACCTGCGGCCAGTTCAGCGGCAGACTTGTCAATAATGCCATGATCAAACATTAGATTAATCATAGCCAACAAGTCACCAACTTCTTCAGTAAGTCTTTGTTGGTTTGATACACCATTGTGTTCAGAATCAAATCCAAATCTAAACACTTTACTGATTGCTTGTGTTACTTCTGCACATTCTTCCTGTGCAATTAACATTATCTCTTTTTCAACTTTGTTCATTTAGTAATTGTGGCCCACCTAAAAACTCACCTCTAGCATTAATAAATTCTTCTGCCAAATCTGTGGCTTCAAATGAACTCAACACCTTTCTCTTTTCAATAATTTTTCCATTAATACGCATTTCAACATAATAAGCACCACCATTAATTGTGATGTTTGCCATTCTTTCATCTTGCATATCACCTCTCCCAAAAAGCAAAGGCCTTAGCCATTTCGGTAGCCTTATCTTCGTTTTTAAAGAAAAGTGTTCCAATAAGTTTTTCGTTGGAACACAATTCAACTCTATAAGACAATATGTAGGATTCTTCTATAATGATTGTAGCAGAACGAGAACCGTTGACATCAACATAAGTTATTAGTTCTCTTTCTTTTGTCATCATGCGATTAATCCTACGAAACGATTTAGTACAACACGATTTGATAAACGATTACCTGCATATTTCTTGAACGCCGATGTCAATGATCTTGTTGATGCATTTTGCTTAACTTCAAATTCAACATCTTCATCCATATCTAGGCCTTCTGCACGGAGTAGATAATACTCATCATAACCAGAAGAAGTAATGATTGAATATTTCTCGCTTCTGAATTTTGCTTTTAAACTTGCAACTTCAACCAAATCTGGTAGTATTGATCTAATTTCATTGTTGAAGTCTCTACCAGATAAAATGAAGAAACCAACAACATTGCAATTTGTTCTAGATTTTAAAAGCTTTATGTATGATGCTGTCAATTGTCTATTTGTACCAAATCTTCTGTTAAATGTTTCTTGATTTTTTGTTAATGGATCTCTGATTACGAGAATTTTCTCGGTTTGCCAAGAAGAACCAGCATCAAGAGTTTCATCATTGTAACCCTCTACAATGGAACCTGAATTTGATTTAGTCCACACACTATCACATTTATGACCATCACCATCAGTTAGAAACACCGTATTAACAACCTGCAATTTATAATCTTTTTGAAACTTAGGTACAATTTCCATTGCAGAGATAATTGCTTCATTAATTGGTGTTCCACCCAATGAAATAAATTTGGGACTAAATTCTCTTTTACCCATAGAGAACGATAACAATGCAGAACAACCATATGAGAATTCTGATGCAGACATTTTGCTTGACAAAAAGTTTAATAATTTAAATTTTGACAAAAGAATTTTACCTACCATTGATGCATCTGGCTCTACATAGCCACCTTGTGAACTGAAAGCATATACCTCATAAGGAATATTAACTTTCTTGCAAAACATAACAAGGTTAATTAATTGCTTAACTGTGTTCAACAAATGCTTGTTCATACTGCCAGACCAATCGAGGAACATTACAAGACCGTGAGATTTTCCATCAGGTATAATGGTCATCTTCTTGAAGATATCTTCGGTAAATTTATATGCATAGATTTTATTCATATTCAATTCACCAGTTTTTGCAATACTTGCTCGCTTTAACTGATCTGCATTTTTACGCATTTCAAATTCTTTGGCAAGATAGCTTACAACTTTTTTGGCATCTTCACGAACTTTAACAAATTCTTTGGTGTTAGCAATATTGATATTTCTCATACGAACATAAGCTTCACCGTATTGTTTTTTCCATTCTTCAAATGCTGATCTGTATTCTGACCACACTTCTTTGTATGGCATGATTGCTTCATTCAAATCAATTTTGGGAATATCACCATAATAATAATGGCGGTTATCACTTTCAAAAAGTTGAGATTGTGATTTTTCGAAAATTTTATCTGTAATTGATTCTAAACCGTTTTCTTCAGGTCGTGCTTCTGGTAGTTTTGGACCATCATCATCAACATCAGATTTCTCGGCACCTTTAGGTGCGGCAGGTTGACCAGAATCGTCATCTTCTTCTGTTTCTTCAAAGTCATCAGAATCGTCATCACCGTAGTTTTCATAGTCATCATCAAAGTCATCCGAATAATCATAACCCTCTAATTCTTGATCTTCTTCTTCATCAAAATCTTCAATGTTAGGATTATTTTTTTGTTTTTCTTCTTTTTCTTCTTTGAGATATTCTTTTACTTTAATGGCAACTTTAATGACATCATCATATGTTTCAACGGCGTCAATTTCATCAACAAGTTTTTTTTCTTGTTCATTGAACTTGATACCTTGTGCAGGACCAATTTTACTGAAAAGATTGAACCTATCGATAAAATTCAAATCGTTGAGATCCATGCCATTTGTTCCAAAGAAATTCTTTTCAACTAATTCTTTGTAACCACCAACAAATGATTTACGAATACCTGGATATTTGTATTTAACTTTGCGCTCAATACGATGATCTTCAATCACATTACAGATTGAACGGGAAACACCCATATCAATTGCTTTTTGTAAACCATCAAGTGGAGTATACAAAGCATGGCCGACTTCATGTCCCATAAAAAGGTCATAAAGTTGTGGTGAAATGTTTTTATCTAAAATAGGAACTGTAAGAATACGGTTCTTAACATCAAACGAAGCAGTAGAAACTTTACGGTGTTCGATGGTTAAGTTTTCAGTAGCCATCAATTTGGCTAGAATAGATTTAGATTGAATGATTTCCATGTAATCTCCGAGTTAATGTAAACATTATCTCATAGAATTTAAGTACCGTCAACATTTATTTGATGGTTTGTTGTAAAAATACAACACTTTATTGGTATTGTTCTTTCAATTTTCTGTAATTATCTAGGTCCGATTCAAGTTGAGAAATTACGACCATTTTACGAACTGCTTGATCGAGCAAAAACCAAGTTTCCTTTTGATCAGGCGCAAGTTCACAATATGTTCTTTCCATAACTATTGAATTTTTAAGAATTTGTTGCATTATTTTTTGAGTCCTTGTCGAAAATATTAAATTCGAGCGCTGTTGCTAAACGCTCGGCTAGGTCTTGATCGTACTTTACTAAAAAATAAGCAACATCTTGAACATCTAAGTGTTGAAGATTGAACAAAATCTCATCAACACCTCGATAAATTTCAGTTTCTTCTTGTTGTGATAACATTTTTCACTTTCTTAATGATAAAAATTTGAATTTTGCAGCAATTTTCCTTGAATTTTTGCTTTTCCTGTCAAATTTATGAAAACAAGCAGTTTTTGCAACTCAGTTTCCGTCATTTTTTCTAGATAAGGCTCAATTTCTGACCATTCAGCATAAAATTCAAGCTCTTTTTGTTCATCGTTCATCATAAAACTTCATTTTTTCTGCCAAGTGAAGCAGGATTCATGCCGGCTGTAACATAGACATAGCTACTTTTGTGAATTGGCGCTACACATTGAGCAACATGATCGACTGATTCACGATCCTGTTTAGATAGCTTGTGATAATCCTTCATAATTCCAGATTTTGTGAGTGCTCCTTTAAAACCTGTGTCTAAGGATTTGATTTCTGGCAGTTCACGGCCAGGAGGAGGCATCAAAGATGGTAACTTATTGACAAACTTTGTGGAAACAGTTTTATTTTGTTTTGGCAATAATGATTGTAGTGATTGTAACCATTGTTGATTCTGTTGTTGAACAGATTTGGGAACTTTCCGTTTTTTTGATTTCGCTGGTCGTGTATAGATCATCATGTATGTTACTCCTATCAAGGAATAATACATTCTATAACAAACCTATGGAAATGTCAAGGGGCTGTGTTGTATTTTAACAACATGGTGTTTAGAGGTTCAACCCACCAGACATCACCCTTTTCGAAACATACGATACTATCATATACCGAAATGGAAACTGTTTCTTTTGAGATATAATCTTCGGCCAACTTACCTCTTGTGTGGCGAGCGTTTAATTTGTCTAGACATTCTTTGGTAAATTCCATAAAGGTGTCAGGTTTTTTTAAATCGCCATTATATTCAGGCCAGTATGATGTATGTAAATCTTCTACCATGTAAACTGCATTTTTGTGCATTTTAGGATAGAAAAAATTGAATGTTGCCTTGATATGGTGTTGTTGATGTGATCCGTCATCCAGAATGATATCAGGAATTCCAAACTCATCAATTAAACTTTGTAGAAATGCCGGATCTGATTGATCTCCGATTCTAACAAAAGTACCTGGTAGTTCCAGATCTCGACATTGTGGCATAATGTCAATACTAATGATTTTTGATTTTGGTCCAAAGAATCCTCTCCACATTTGTAGAGAACCTCCTTGTGCCGTACCAATTTCGAGGAAAGTAATGCTTTTATCTTTCCATGAAGCAAAATGTCTTTCGTAAGCATTGAAGTAGTGTGACCACTTTGATGCTTGTCGGCCCTTATGTGTTATAAAGTCTTGCCATAAGCTCATAATATAAATCCTTTCTTAAAAAGGCACACCGGTACTTATAATGAGTAATTATGAAAACCCTTGTTTTTTTGTGGTAAACTTTCATCTTCGTAATCTTCAAGAATTTCTTCAAAGTCACGACTCTTTATTTTTTTAATTTCCGAATGTTCGTTTCGGTGCTTTCTTTGTTTCGTATATGTGTAATCGTCATTATAGTCTTTGTTCTTACGAAACTTTCCAACAAACTTACCCAATTATAAATCTCCTATTTTCATGGTTTCAAAAGTTATGCCTCTTATCTTGGATTCTGGCATATTATGCATATCCTCTTGCGAAACAAAAGTATATTCTGCATTAGGATAACAAATCTTTACTAATTTTAATAATTGACATACAGTACCATCTGTATCATCAAAGGTAAACACTTCATTTACACACCTTAATGATTCTATGATTTCTCTACGAGTGGTATAGTTTTGCATAATGCCACCAGATTCGTAAATTACATATGAATCAGAATGAATACCAACAATAAGCCAATCTCCCTTATTTCTACACTTTCTAAGGAATGTTATTTCTTCTTTTGAGAGCGGGTCGAACATACCCGTTGTTATTATTATTTTTTCTCTGTTGTACATTCTGGCAATAAGTCAGCAAAAGCATCCTTAACAAATTTATATGTTAGACCTTTAACACCTTGGTCTTTTTTAAAAATTCCAATTATGATTTCAGCCTCTCTAGGTTCTAATGCTTCTAGAAATTGCAGTAATAACTGTTTTCTTCTTTGGTCCGTTAATTTATCCGATTCTGGATGTCCTTTTTGAAAAAGATACATTTTTCTCAAATGTGTATGTAGTTTTGCATAGGAAACACCAGGAACGGTTTGCAAAGGTTTGAAATCGTGTGGCATCTCTTTGTAGTGCCACTCATATTTTGGGTGAAATGTCATTTCCAAGATGGCAACCAATGTTGGTGACAAATTTGCACCAATCACTTTCATTTTTTCTTCTTTAGATTTAGCTTCTTCAAAAGAATCAAAAATTTCATAAATGTTTTTCATTAAAATTCCTCGATTACTTCCATTAAGTTTTTT